CTCTAGTTGACCTAAAGTCTTACTTTGAACGTTAATGTCGATATTATATGTCTTAGTTGCCATACTATTAAATAGTTTCTAGTTTATATGTTATGGACATGCTGGACATGTTGTTGGTCCTGCTGTTTTAAATCCATTTACAAATGTGTAATATACACTTGCATCTTCACTTACGTACTTAGTTCCAGTCTGTAGTGTACTACAACCCAATCCATCATATAGTCTAGTTGCACTTGCTACTGTTGCTGCATTAAAGTAATTTGTTCTTAAAATATCACAACAACCATCTGTTGTATTATTACCTTTACTAACATCTATTGCATAACATGCTGCCGGTGAAGGTGTTACAGATATAGTAGGTGTTGGACTAGGTGTAGTTCCTGGACTAGCCGTTACTGATATTGTTGGTGTCACACTTATTGTAGGAGTAGGAGTCGGTGTTGGATTAGCTGACTCACAAGCTGCACAACTTGCATAGAAAGTTATATAGTCAAATGAATTAGCTGGTGCTTCTGCATCATCTACGTCATAACAACCATCTGGCATTAATACTGAATCTCCTGCTGAAGCTCCTCCACTTGGTGATCTCATTCTATCATATGCTCCACCTGCACCACCACAATTAGTTAGTGTGTAATAATCATAAGCTTCAGAAGGTGAAGGAGTTGGTGACACACTTATTGTTGGTGTAATCGATGGACTTACAGTTATTGTTGGTGTAATACTTATAGTAGGTGTTGGTGTTGGTGTTACCTGACTTGGACTTACTGAAATCGTAGGTGTAGGTGTTGGACTAACACAAGGACCATTTAATGTAATTGTACCATTACCACTTGTTAATACAGGTCCTGAACCTAAAGCACAAACTGGTATTGAATCACCATCTGGTACGCTTTCTGTTTGTGGATCACCATTACAATCATTATAGCTAAAGTTACCTCCTCCTGAGCCTCCTTCTAACTCCCATTCATTACAACCACTAGCTGGTGGAGTACTTGATGGAGTAGGTGTAGGTGTCGGTGTTGGATTAGCTGTTGTACAAGTATCACAATCTACATAAACATTTGTATAATCGTTTACACTACCTGCTGCAGTAGTTTCTTCAATTTCATAACAACCATCTGGCATCTTAATTATGTCTCCTGGCCCTACCCCACTACCGAATGTTACTCTTACATCACTATATGCACCTCCTGCTCCACCTCCAGGACAAGCAGTAATATCATAGAAACTATATCCAGTTGAAGGAGTTACTGATGGCGTTACACTTATAGTAGGTGTTATTGATATTGTAGGTGTTACTGTCGCTCCAGGTGTTAAACTAATCGTTGGAGTTGGTGTTACCGATACTCCTGGTGTTAAACTTACACTTATTGTTGGTGTAGGAGTTACACTTATACTAATTGTAGGTGTTGGTGTTACTGTTACACTAATTGTAGGTGTCGGTGTTGGACTAGTACCTGGACTTAAAGATGGTGTTGGACTTATTACCGGTACTGAAACAGGTACTTGAGCATTAACATAAGCAGGGTAAAGCTTTAACAACTCTACTGTTGCTATATCATCATCTGTTAAGTTAAACCCTTTTATTTTATTTATTCTGTACTGATTATCTTTTATAAAGATTATATCGTTTAACTTTATACTTCTATATTCGTTTTGTTCGAACTTAACATCTAGTGTTACCTTTCTACCATCTTCCCAGTATAAACTATCTATGTAAGTTTTCCAATTAGAGTCAAACTGAGACAAAGAACTAGATATGTTATATCCTTGAGGTATATAAGAAGTATATGTTGTGTTAAAGTGTAAATTTTTAGTAGTAGAAGTTACGTTAAGGTCTTGAACGTTAGCTAAAGTATAATAATCACCAGTAACAGGTATGTTAGCAACTGCTGAACCAATATATATTGTACCTGGTAAACTATTACCAACTCTATAACCTACTCTAGGTTTAAACCTATATGCCTCTTGTTCTGAGTTTTCAAATTTATATAAATGAGGAAAGAAGAAATCATTTCCTTGGTCAAATATTAAATTAGCACTACCACTTTCTGTTTGTGAAGCTAGTACGGTAGGTCCAAAATAACTTCCTACTTCTTCTTCTCCTTGACTAATAGTATTATCAGCAACAACCTCTAAAGTACCATATTGGTAATTAGGGTCACTATCTAAAGCTAACTTACTAATTCTATCTTCATCTTCTTCGTAGTCAAATAATAATTTTTTAGGTTGTTCTATTACCGGATGAGTTATTGACTTTCTTGCAGAAGTATCCCATTTCTGAGTCCAATCTACTTGTGTACCTGAAACAAACCAATCATCAAACGTGTGTATCTCTAATTCAGTCTTACTTCCTTCTACAGGTATAATAACTAAGTTAAATAACTCTATAATACCTTTTAGTACATCTAAAGTTTTAGTTAAAGGTTCCCATTGCTGAGACATATCTACTGATGCATTAATAAAAGTAGTAGGAGCTAAATCAGAACTAAAGAAAGTATTAAATCCATTATCTGAACCGAATATAATATAGTCGTCATCTATAGTATCAGTACCACTTATGTAGTCTAAAGTAAACTGCACTTCAATAGTGTCTGTAGCCGTTAATGATTGATTAGTATAAGACACTCCTAAACTACCAGTTAAAGGATCGTTTCTATCTGCTTCAAAAAAAGTATTAGCTACAACTAGACCGTTCTTCTTTATTTTTAAACCTTCTCTAACTACTGTATCTGAACCGTAATCTCTTGTATAATGTACCGTACTACTAAAACTATATTGACCTGTTTCAGGTACAGTGTAAGTAGGTGTGGAATAATTACCACCAGGGTCAGATACTTCATTTTGGAATGCTACAGTAGCAGATGTATTTGGTGTGCCTGTCTGCGGTGAGGTTACTGTTTGTAAAAATGTCTTATTGGCATTAAAAGTATTTAAAGTCCCTGCTCCAACTCCTAATTCATCTTTAGGTTTAGGTAGAATATATAATTCATCAAAACCTTCTGTGTGTTGAAAACTACCAGTATAAGTAAATCCTACTTGATCAAAAATAACATCAAGGGTATCTTTTAATCTTATTGCAGGTAAAAACTGAGCAAAGTTTAAAGGTGTTAAACTAGAGCTAATATTTTCAAACTGAACTCTTGGATAGAGTATGTTAGCTTGATCTGGATTATCAAACCCATAATCAACTATTGGGTAAAAAATAGAAGAACTATATGGTGCTGCTAAAGGTCCTTGGTTAATCCAACTACCTGTTATATTGTTTGCTGTTAATGTATGGTCATAAGCTGACCAATCAGCATCTTTAATATCTAAACCATTTATAGCTGTGTTAAACTGTACAGACGTATCATAAACCTGTACTTTATAAGTTATATATCCATCTTCATCGGTTACAATTTCATTTAACTGTAACTCTCCTTCTAAGAGTGTCTCTCCTAAGTATAAAACGTATGCATCTATAGTGTTATAAAAAGCAGGTACATCATCTGCTCCTACGTTATATGCATTTTTAAAAAATCTATTGTTTTTTTTACTACCCGGTAAGTCAAAGGTTTGAGAACCTACACCATATACTGCTCCAATCTTAGAGTTATCTACTTTTGAAATATCAACTCGTAAAGGTATATCTTGATTTATGTCTAAATCATAGGTTGTACCATCGTAGACTACTCTAAGTATAACATCCATTATCTGCCGTTTCTTTGATTTGCATATCTAAACGTTATATCATACATAAACGTTTTCTGATCTTTTCTTCCTGTATTTTGTACATAAGAAGCATTAGTAATAACTATAGGATAGAAAGTAACTGCATCTGGTAATACTTGAACGTATACTTCATCAGACTCTATCATTTGTGTTAACCACACTGCTTCATCTTTAGATAACCAATTTGTAGAAATAGTTAAGTTATCTGTTAAATTGTTATTGTAATTTGTTTCACCTCTTCTTGATACAGCGTAAGTACCTTGGTTAGAATAATCTACAAAAGACTGATTGTAGTTTTCTTTACCAACACTTGTATTACCTCTTACAGGTAGGTTAGTAGAAAAGTTATCCCACATACCGTACTTATTTATAAAGCAGAAATTGTATATTGGATAATTACATCTTGGTTCGTAAGTTTTTACAAAACTATTACCACCAAAGTCAACTGTGACTTGTCCTGTGTTAGGAGCTGTTATAGGGTAGTTAAGTAAATAAAATTCACCAGCCGGTATAGGCACTACTGAAGAAGTAGAAGGTGATGTGTAAGTAAAAGTTACATTAGATGGTGAACCAGTACCGTTATATACTGATAATCTTTCTGTTACAGTCTCATACTCAACCGTATTAGTAGGACGATCAGATAGTATGACAGCAGAAGCTGAATTAAGATAGTTAAACGACGTTCCATTGTTAGGGTCTATTTGTCCAGGAAATACTTCTATAACATCTGTTTGAATAGAAGCAGTAACAGCTAAACTAGACGAAGATGAAGTACCATACTCTTCTCCAAACTCTACACTAAACGTTCTAACATGATTGTCAGTTAGTTGTGCTGTTGTAGTAAAGTTAAGAGAGTAGTCAATGTTATCGTTAAAGATTCTAGATGGATCAAATACTGCTTCGTTTACTGGATTAGGAAATTGTCTTATACGAGCTAATCTATCAGCACTTCCAGATAGATAGACATCCATAATATAGTTATACTGAGGGTTAAGAGCATTACTACTACTAACGTTATAAATTAAACTAGTGTAAGTAGCGTTAGGTGATGTTGGTTGTGATTTAATTGTATAAGCCATTATCCTATATTTCTAAATTTATTGAACACTTGATCAAACTCTACTACTACTTCTTTGTAGATTTCTTCTGGTAAAGCTTCTTCCATTTCTTCAAATGTTTTATCTGCTGATGGGTTAATAAATCCATCTGGTTGTGGATTAGGTGGAACTTTTGTACCTTTTTTACCAAAAGCACGATGTCCACTATCTACGAATTGTCCATAACCTTCCATAGTTATTACTGGAGCTGGTCTGGCTACACTTTTTATTGATCTTTTAAGAGTACCTGTTCTTACAGGAACTATTGATTGCATGTTTTTTACCCATGTCTTAGCAAATCTCTGTAATCCTTTTTGTATACTCATTAGGAAGGAAAATCACAATAATCCCATTTCCATGGAGTTAATACATCTATATTAGCTACCCAACCAAACACTCTATCTTGAAACGCCTCATTGACCGGTGTTAAAGCAGTCATGTCGATGTTATATATTTGTTGTCTGTTAGCTGGACCTTGAACAAAATATGATACTAAGTCATAGATATACATCTCAGTCTTAGATAATGTTTCTACTGGCGACTCATCTGATAGTTTAGGTACATCCATTGAATATAATTCAAATGTTAAACCTCTCATCTTATCTACCACACCCTGACTTACAATTGGTCTTAAATAGACATAAGGGTATTTCTTATTTACTGCATTGGCATCTAAAAAATCTATAGTACCAGTATCAAAAGAATTTATAGCTTCATGAGCAGTACATGCATCAGAAAACTGATTGATTATCTCTTGATAGGTTAGATTATGTAGACGATTGGGTGAGTATAGTGCCATTACTTGTCGTTGTTAACTTCTCTTTTAGCACTTACTTGGCTTCTAGATCTTTTTTTGTTAGACTTCTTTTTAGGTTTTATAGCTTTAGTATCTTTTTTATTTTTCATAAATAAGTATACTGATAAACCTATTACAAGTACTATAATAATTATTTCCATTATTCTTGATTTAATATTTTTTCTACTATATCTTTTTGTATCTCTAGTCTTGCTGCAATACGATTTGTATCAAACCCTTTCGCTCTTAAGTCTAAGATCATCTCTCTCTCTATTTCATCTTTGACTGGTAATGTTATATCATCTGTCATTTCTTTTATGTTAGAGACTAATTCTTTTTCTATAGTATTTTTTTTACTTTTTGCCATATTATCTTATTTTTTGTCTTGACATTGCTATTCTTTCCTGACGCTGTTTAATTTCATCGATGTCTTTCTGTATTTCTAAATAGTTTAGCACCGTAATAAAGTTAACGTCTGTTATACTTGTATCCCCGGTGATTGATAGTATACCGGATTCTGATAACCTGTGAATGGTTGCCCACCATCCCCAATGAGAGGAGAAACTCCTGTTAGTACCATCTTGTCTAGATTCTTCTTCATCCTTGTCGACATCGTCTTGTTCAAAAAGGCTGTATTTGTCAAATAGAGACTTGCGGCTGCCAAAAAAAAACTAAGTCCTCCTAAGAGTATGTGTGATGGAAAGTCTTTCATATTGTTCCAATTCTCTTTGACTTTCTCTGAATCATAGTCTTCTATGTCATAATACTCAAAAGGATTTTCAATGCCTTTTTCAAATCCAACTCTTATACCTTGTTTGATCTGGTATTTTAAGTTACCAAATCTATTGGCTGTAACAGGACGGTAAAGTAAGGCCGCAATTTTTTCTAAGTTATTATTAGTATCTTTACAATATCCTTCCATATCTACGAATGATCCTAAGTTCATTTTATGGATATCGGAATAACCATATAACACTCCATTAAACTCTATAAGTGTTTGAAATTGTTCTTTAGGTAGAGCTAAAGCTTCTAAGTCTTCAGATACCTCTTTTAATAAGTCAACTGGGTATGATTTAACTGTCTTAGTATCCAGTCCAACCATCGCTCCGATTGTATTGACTAGTTTATCGACTTCTGTTCCTTCGTGAGTTACAATTTGTTTGAACATCTCAACGGTAAGGTAGTCTGGTAATGAAATATTAAATTTTTTCTTCATATTTTATAAATAGTTTAGTGAAGTCGGGAAGTTACACATAAGTTTTCGTTATAGTAGTATAAGAAAATAATATAGAAATAATTTGATTTTTATAGAATATATTACTATATTATAATAATGATTAAGTTCATTGATATATTGTGTATAAATTTAAATAAAGAAACAAATGAATAAAAGTAAATTAAAGTCATTAACTAGTGAAATAGTTCAGTTAATGAAAACTCATAATGAGTTAGTTAAATCAAATAAACTATCTGATCCTTTGACTATAGAAACTCCTCTATACGAAATAAGAGATAATTATTTAGAAAAAGGATTTGATAAGTTAGACGAAGATACTCAGGATGAATTATATACTGATAGATTAAGAACTATTCTTAGATCGTTTAATAGAAAAGATTTAGAAACTAAAGTAGAAAATTATCACGATTCTTTATACATTCTTATACTTGGATGGATGGGAGGATTCACAGAGTTTCTTCCTAGTCTAAAGTATTATCAGTTAGACGATTTATTTGAACTACAAGATTAATTAATTAAGAGAGAGAGAGTTGAAATATATTCTCTCTTTTTTTTGTATATAGTAGAATTATTCTTATCTTTATTGTATTAATNCTTTTTAAAGCATCTGATAACCCATATAGAGAACGTGTCAAAAGGGCAGGTGCTTTTTTTTATATCTAATGTTGTCACGCGAGTACCCTTATCGGTTACTTAGGTAGTGAACCAAACATAGGTTTTTCCTCTCTTATATACTTAGGAGGTACCGTTATACGGTTACGTTTAATGAATTGATTTCTACTATAATTGGCAAGCATCAATGAATCAATAAAATCATCATGCTGTCCAGTACTGTGTGTAAACGACAGCTTTCCAGTCTGAGATAGTTTATAGGTATAGGTAGAAAACTCTTTATGTAACTGAGGCAGTAACTCTCTTGAAGGTAATTCAATCGACATAGTCTCTATATCATGAATTAATTTTCTAACCATCTCTGTTTTATTATCCTGTGTGGTATTAAATGGACGGATACGAGGAGACTTTGGTTGTATCAAATCATACATCGCACGGCCGATACCATTTACTTCTATATAACCACCTATGACTCTATATGGACTCAAGGCAGATACAAATTTATCGGCTATTGTTACAATGTTATTGTGGTTGTCTGATAGTACGTTTACTACTCTCCCAACGGTATCAATTATTGTTAAAACCGATTTATCGTCCGACAGGCCGGTATCTATACCAACATAGACTTCTTTGGATGACGGAGTCAAAGTTTGTTACAGTTGCACACTTCTCTACACCCACAAACACGTCATTTGCCGAATCAACAAACTCTGCTTCAAACTCTTGTTTAAAAATGTCAGGAGGTAAACTCTTTCTAGCTTCATCTATTAAGATAGGATTGATGTATGGACAGTCAGTAAGTGGAAACTTCATAACTACTCCTTCTTTATTGTACCAATTATGGAAGAAGTTCTTACCTTTAGGTGTTGATACCATCAGACATTTCTTACCGTTAGGGTTTAAGGTAGGTAAGATAGCAGTATTAAGACTATGCTCTTTTATAAAGGCACATTCATCTATTATTAAATGAGTAAACCTAAAGCCCCTAATATTATCACTATTATCTGAACTTAAGAACTTTAGAGTACTGCCGTTCATAAATGTAATAGTACCTTCCATTCTATTACTTGCTGTTATAACACCATCTGATGTAGCCACTATTTGATCCATTATAGANTTACCTTGACCATATACCGGTGTTATATAACCTCCTTTACGTTTAGGTTTCTGTAACAACCAGTACAGCATTAGATTCATGGATAATAAACTCTTGCCACTTCCACGTGGCGATGAAATAACACCAAATAGATCTTCAGTGTCAGCAAACCTATCTATAAACTGCTTCTGCCTCTTATAAGGCTTAAATAATTGTATGTTCATTCTTTACCGGTGTTATTGACTAGACCATAGTCTAAGCCAAGATAGTAACTTTTACCCAAGGACACAACTAAACCTAGCGTAACTCCAACGGGGTAATAGCCACAAGTATAGTTATAGTCAAGATAGGTACTTTTTACCTTAGATACCACTACCTTATAAAGTAAAAAAACTTTCTTTAAAATAAGTTTGTAACTTGTCAATTTTATTCTATCTTTATTTTATATTAGGAAGACTATTACGGTTTATAACCCCCGGTCACCCGAACGACTGAAAGGAGTGAGGGGTATAACTATAAGTTTTTCCTATACTTACTCCTCCTGGAACCCT